CGAAAGATAACCCGCTCATTGATCCGAAAGAGATTGAAGGAGCTAAAAAGACTTTATCGTCATTTAGTTTTAAACAGGAATACGAAGCCTCCTTCGATAACGCAGGAACAGACTTATTCAAGGAACAATGGGTAAAGTACGGAGAAGAACCCAGTGATGGTGTTTATTACATAGCAATAGACTTAGCAGGGTTTACTAATACAAACTACTCCTCCGCTAGAGCAAAGAAATTAGATGAATCAGCTATCGCAGTAGTAAAAGTAACAGAAGATGGTGAATGGTTTATAAAGAAGATTGAGCATGGACGCTGGGATGTTAAGGACGCAGCAGCTAGGATTCTTAAGAACATCAGAGACTTTCAACCAGTAGGTGTAGGAATTGAAAGAGGAACAGTACGTAACGCTGTGCTGCCCTACCTCAGTGATCTAATGAGATCAAACAACGTCTACGCAACGATACAAGATTTAACGCATGGTGGTAAACAAAAGACTGAGAGGATTGTCTGGGCATTACAAGGACGATTCGAGCATGGTAAGGTAACACTGAATGAAGAAGAGGATTGGACACAGTTTGTGGATCAGCTTCTAATGTTCCCTACTGCACAAGTGCATGACGACTTAGTGGACGCTTTAGCTTATGTCGATCAGTTAGCTGTAACGTCATACTTTACAGATGAAGAAGAAGAAGACTATGAACCAACCGATTTCATTGCTGGCTATTAAGGAAAGATATGTACGATAAAGAATACGAGAATGAATATGTTCCTTTGAACTTTGACGAACTTAGCAAGAACCCAGCAGTATGGGAAGTAATCAAAGAAGAAATGAACTATTTAAGCGGTGACTGCTTAATGAAGATTATCACTGCTGCGAAAGAAGAAGGACTTAAAGACGATAAGATCTTTATGCCAGCAGTAAAAGTTGTTGAGGTTGAGTTTGAAGATTTATTCAAATCATCGATTGATGACACCACTGAGGAAGACTAAGAATGGCTGAGTTCAAAGAAGATACAGTTACTGAAGCTGATCGTGAATTAGTTTCGTTTATTGTTGATCACTGCAATCGTTGGAGAGATCACAGAGATGTAAACTATCTAGACAAATGGGAAGAGTATGAAAGACTTTGGAGAGGAATCTGGGATGGGGCTGACAAGACTCGTGAATCCGAGAGATCTCGTCTTATTACTCCCGCCCTCCAGCAAGCTATCGAAGGTAAGCAAGCTGAGATTTCAGAAGCTGTGTTTGGTCGTGGTGAGTTCTTTGATATTGTTGATGATCGCCTTGATCCTAACCAACAAGATATTGCTGTAGTACGTCAGCAAATGCATGAGGACTTTAAGTTCTCTAGGATTAAGAAAGCAATTGATGATGTTATTCTCTTAGGAGAACTATACGGCACAGGTATTGGAGAGATTATTGTAGAAGAAAAGACAGTAATGTCTCCAGCTACACAGCCTATCCCTGGCAGTGCAATGGCTGCTATTGGTGTAAAAGAACAGAAGAAGTTCATGGTAGGTTTAAACCCTATCAACCCACGTAACTTCTTAGTTGATCCTAACGCTCGTGATGTAGAGTCTGCCTTGGGTGTTGCTATCGAAGAATACATGCCATACTTCAAGATTGTGCAAGGCATGGTCGATGGTACGTATCGTAAAGTAGGAATTACTCCTAGCTACAACGATATGGACTTAGAGCCTGTCCAAGAGATGTCTCCTAAGCAGGACGACAAGGTAAGAGTTATTCGTTACTATGGTCTTGTTCCTAAGAGTTACTTAGAAGAATTAAAGAAGCAAGACGGAGAAGAAATAGTTGAACTCTTCCCTGAAGGCTCGATGGCTGAAGACTACCAAGACATGGTAGAAGCTCTTGTAGTGATTGCTGATGATCAGTGGCTCTTAAAGGCTGAAGAGAATCCTTACATGATGAAGGATCGTCCTGTTGTCTCCTATCAAGCTGATTCCATGCCTGGTCGTTTCTGGGGTCGTGGTACTGCTGAGAAGGGCTACAACATGCAGAAGGCTATCGACGCTCAAATCAGAGCTCACTTAGATAGTCTTGCTTTGACCACTGCTCCTATGATGGCAATGGATGCTACACGTTTACCTCGTGGTGCTAAGTATGACGTACGTCCAGGTAAGAACCTTTTAGTCAACGGTAATCCTAATGAGATCATGATGCCATTCAAGTTTGGCAACACTGATCCTCTAAACATGGGTACTGCTCAGACTTTCCAATCAATGCTCCTCCAAGCTACAGGAACAATGGACGCTGCTGCTATGCCTAGCCAAGTAGCTGCTGGGGAAGCTTCAGGTGCTGGTCTTTCGATGGCTCTCTCAGGATTGATGAAAAAGAACAAGCGTACCTTGATTAACTTCCAAGAGGACTTCTTAATCCCATTCATCACCAAATCTGCCTACAGATTCATGCAGTTTGACCCAGAGCGTTACCCAGTTAAGGACTTTGTGTTCTTGCCTGTGTCTACCCTAGGAATGGTAGCTCGTGAGTACGAACAACAGCAGATGATGGGTTTAATGTCCACCTTAGGAGGTCAATCTCCTATAATCCCAGTACTTTTACAAGGTGTAATCCAAGGTTCTAGCATTGCAAACCGTGAAGAAATCATCTCTACGCTACAGCAAATGAGTCAACCTGACCCAATGCAGCAGCAAATGCAACAGCTTGCCATGGCTACGGCTGAGGCTAACCTCCAGAAGACCCAAGCAGAGGCTACTAAAGCCCTTGCAGAGGCTCAGAAAGCTGGAGCACAGGCTCAGGCTGTACCTGTTGAGGCTCAGGCTAAGGTAATCGCTGCAGCTTCTAAGAACACTGCTGATCCTATGGTAGATGAGTTCGAGAAACGCATGAAAATTGCTGATCGCCTCATCAAAGTAGAAGATATTAAGTCCAATGAGCGTATTGCTGAGATCCAAAGTATGGGAAAAATGCAAAAAGGGCTTGACAATTTACAATAAATATGGTATAATATAAGTACATAATACCACAATAAACTCTCCTTGTCAAGGAAAAAGAGTATGAACAGAGAATTACAAGATTATTACGAAAACAGATTTGCTATGATGGCTACCTCAGGGTGGCAGGATCTGTTAGAAGATATAGATTTAATGCTTAGCAGTACAGATACCATTAAAGGTATTGATACTGAGCAGCAGTTATGGTTCAGAAAGGGAGAAGTCTCTATCATGACCTGGCTAAAGAATTTAAGAGAATCAAGCACCGAAGTCTATGAGCAGCTTCAGAAAGAGGAAGATAATGCCGAGACGGATGTTTGAGTTTTCATGTAAGAATTCACATATCACTGAGTCCTTCGTCGATGTGGACACAAAAGAAGTTCAGTGTGGTGAGTGTGGCGAGGTAGCTACTCGCATTCTTTCCTCTCCTAGGTTGGGTTTAGATCCAATCAGTGGAGATTTCCCTAGTGCTACTGCACGATGGGCAAAGATGAGAGCTGAGAAGCTGGCATTGGAAAGAAAAACAACAGCTAATCACGGCTCGTAAATGGACTCTTGACCACCGAGCTATTTTTTAAATGTCCTAAAATCGCATTGCGACAGGAGAATATACATGGCTGCAAATTTTATCGAACTGCCCGAAGTAGATGCTAACGAGAAGTACACTGATCCAACACAACAACAAGAAGTAACCCCAGAACCTGCTGAAGAAATAGTAGGACAAACTGAAGAGGCTGCTCCAGAACAAGGATTACCTGAGAAGTATCGTAATAAATCTCTTGATGAGATTATTAAGATGCATCAAGAAGCCGAGAAGTTAATCGGACGACAGGCACAAGAGGTTGGAGAAGTACGCAAGTTAGCTGATTCACTTTTAAAGCAACAACTCGAAACGAAGCACGACACACAGCCAAGTAAAGCACAAGAGATTGATTGGTTTGAAGACCCTGAGAAAGCAGTAAAACAGGCTGTAGAAAATAATCCTGTTCTTAAAAAGATGCAAGAAGAGCAAGCTAAACAGGCTCAGCTCGTAGCACTGCAGACAATTGAGAAGGCACATCCTGATTTTGTAAGCGTAGCACAGAGTGATGATTTCCAGCAATGGGTAACATCTTCTAAGATACGTACAAGGTTATACGAACAAGCGTCAGACTATGATGTAGATTCAGCGTTAGAGTTACTAGATACTTACAAGTCTCTACGTAATATCAAACAACAGCAACAAGAAACAGTTAAAGCTGCTGATGAATCTCTTAAGAAAGTAGATGCTGAAACTAGAAGTAAAAACCTTAAAACTGCTGCAGTACAACAAGGTGGTACAGGGGAGTCAACAAGACCTGTTTATCGTCGTGCAGATCTTATTCGCTTAAGAATGCAAGACCCAAACCGATACGAAAGCATGGCAGAAGAAATTCTACAAGCTTACGCAGAGGGTAGGGTTAAATAACTTTAATTTAATTTTAGGAGATTTAAAATGGCAGCAGTCGCATACCCAGGTGGATCAACATCCATCGTTAACAAAACAGCAGCAGACAAGTTCATTCCAGAGATTTGGTCTGACGAAGTAATCGCTGCATATCAGAAGAACCTCGTATTGGCAAACCTCGTCAATAAAATGACGATGCGTGGTAAGAAGGGTGATACTCTTCATATTCCTAAGCCAACTCGTGGCGTAGCTGCAGCAAAAGCAGCAAACACAGCAGTTACCATCCAAGCTGACACTGAGACCGAAGTATTGGTTACAATCAACAAGCACTTCGAGTACTCACGTTTCATCGAGGACATCGTCGAAGTTCAAGCTTTAGCTTCTTTACGTCGCTTCTACACTGAAGATGCTGGTTACGCTTTGGCTAAGAAGGTTGATGATGAGCTATTCTCTTTAGGTCAAACCTTTGGTGATGGTACTTCTGACTGGACACATAGCAACAGCTATTACATTGACGCTTCTACTGGTTTAACTGCTTACGCAGAAGACACTGTAGTTCCTGC